TGCTTTCATTATCTTCACCCTTCTTTATTTTAGCAGATTTTAGCTCGCTTGGCTAGATGTTAAGTTAATGACATTGCAATTAGAAGACCCATCCGCATCGGAGCAGTTGACGTTCCGGTGCGGATGATTTTATATTGCATTCAAAGAAGCACCCGTCCAATCAGGCTTTCGTAGATGTCGGCATTTTCAGAGCGTGGTTCTTCTTGTTTTGTTTTTTTGTGGGGTGTTCCCTCGGACTGATTCCAATAGAGCAGGGTGCTTTTCCAGTTGGTAATGGGCTGCTGATTTTTCGTCATCCAGCCCGTTTCCGTATAGTAATCATAAAACTTCTGGACATCCACGCAAAGCCCCTCTTGTTCTGCAAACGTCTGAATCTCTATCAGCGTTGGAATCTTTTTACTGGTTGCATCTAAGATAGATAGATTTCTTTCTTCTTTTTCTTCTTGTTCTTCTATCTTCTTATTCTGTTGCCCGTTGCTTGCCGTTGGCTTGTCCATGGTTTGCCCCTCGTTTGACCGCAGGCTTGCCCCTGCCTGAAACAAATCGAAGTTTTTAATCGCAAATACGGTACAATTTGGGTATGCAGTCTTTGCCACACACCCTGCCGCTTCAAGGTGTTTGATGGCAGTCCGCACCTTTTTGACAGATAGTCCGGTTTTCTCCGCCAGCCGTGCGTAACTGGAAATCATACCGCCCCTTGGAACAGGAATTCCGTGCCAGCTGTTCGGGACAATATCCGCTTCAATGAGCAGTCGTACAAAGACTGCCACGGTGTTTGCATCGTCAGACCATTCCCAGTTCCGAAAAAAGAGCCGTGGTAATGTTACATAGCCGTTTTCTAGCATCGCTTCTCACCACCTAATATTTTGCATGAAATATTGCTGGTTTGTAGGTGAATGGATAATATCATCAAAAATTCCTCCCTTTCTTGTATGACTGGAGGTTGCCGAGATGGACAGCCCCCTTCATATTACAGGGATTTTCGGGAAAAACTTGTATGCAAACGTACAAGTTTCGAAACGAATTTACAGTCTTGTCAAAAAAATTGGAGAATGCGACAAAAATAAATCTAAAAACTTGTATGAAATGCCGAACGGATGGGGTCAACTTTGTGAATAAAATCAGAATAAAGTGTGTATTTTTGCTTCATAAATCGCACGCCGATACAAAAACAGGTAGAAAAAAACTGTCAGTTCACTTTTGTTCGGCTGTCCTTTTGGCATAAAAATGCCCCCTTTCGTTAGTTTTTTATTGGTATATTTCTATTATACCACATTGTCTAACAAAAAGGGAGCATTTCACATCCGATAGGGCGGTTTTTATTATGTACTTTTTTCGTCAATTTTTCGTCAGATTGCTTTTTGCTAAAAACAAAAACCCACGCAATTTCGAAAAAGCCTCGAAACTGCGTGGGTTTTCTCTGGTCTGAGTGACCGGACTTGAACCGGCGGCCTCTACCACCCCAAGGAAATGTGTTTATTTAAAAAATACCAAGAAAATACTGAAAAAGATCCAGCTTTACAGTGCTTTTTATTTTGAAAAATATGAGATCAATTAAAAAAAACTGCTTAGAATGTCGTAATAGTGTCGTGGTAAGTGGAATCATTTAATGCCAAGAAGATTGCGTGTACTTTCGGTGTCTTCATGAGCATATCGTTTTCTCAACATTTTTAAATCTGCATGTCCTAATACTGTTGCTACTGCAAATAAATTTGCACCGCTGTTTACCCATAATGTTGCACGTGTATGCCTTAGTTCATGCGGATGCAATATTGGTACATCAACGCCTTGTTGCATATAATATGTATGCATATCTTTCATGAATACATCATAATGCCGTCTGCTCCATGTTCGTGGACTTTGTACAGTTCCTTTTTCTGTGCAAAAGACAAATATACTGTTTTTATCTCTATTTTTCAAGATCTCAACAACATCTGAAGAAATTGGGATTTCTCTTTTCCTGAAATCATTTTTTGGCTTTCCAATAACAATTTTTGATTTTCTTGTATTTGCGTCGACTACATCTGTAACGCCACGTTCTATTTTTAATGTGGCATGTTCAAAATCAATGTCATCCCATTGAATCCCAAGCAGTTCCGAACGTGTAATCCCATATGACAATAGCAAAATAACATCAAGACCGTATCTATGTGTAGTTGCATATGCAAGCACCATTTTGCACTGCTCTTCTGTGTAAGTTTGTTTTTTCTTTGTCTCTTTTTTGCTTGATAATTTGATGCTGGTGCATGGGTTCACATGGATCAAGCCATTTTGTAAAGCAGATTCAAAAATTCTTGATAGTGCCATTCTATGCTTTTTTAGCGTTTCTATCGTATATTCATTTGCTTTTTTATTAAAGTAGAGCTGGATATCTATCTGTTTTATTTCTTGAATATGTGCTTTTTTGAAATATGGGATCAAGTGATTCTCAATAGAATTTCGATAGGTTAAATTGTAGGAACTATCTTTCACGGTTCCTTTTAAAGATTCCAAAACTTTTCTTGCCCATGTATCAAAACAGGTTCCGATACTTGTAATAGATTCACCTGTTATGTTTTTGACAGCTTGTTCAATTTTGTATTGTTCTGCTTTCGCTCTTGCATCTTCTTTGCTCCTTTTGCTGTAAAAGCTTTTGCGGATCAATGTGCCATCAAAATTCTTTCCAACGGTCACTTTCACTTCATAGCAACCGTCTTTTCTGTTCGGCTTTTCTTTTTTTGGTCTGCCCATTTTTTCGCTCCCTCGTTTGTTTCAATCTATGTCCTCACAAAAAGGCGACAGTTGACAAACGGGAACAAATATGATATAATAAACATTGTCAAATTATATTTTTTGTTCCCTTAAAAATACCGCCTGTTGTACCAGCAACAAGCGGTATTTTTATTTATATGATATGTTGTAAACAGGTTTTAATCCGCATTTAAAAAATAAATGCACTTAGAAAATTTTACTTGATTTTATAATAAGCAAATTTTCCCTTACCAACAAGTATAAGCATTCCGTCTTCTGTCATTTTGACAAGTAGTCGATATGCTTGCCCTTGGTTTAAATGTAGGAGTTGCATAACATCTTTTCTTGTCACTTTTCCATAATTGTTTTTTGCAAATTTTAAAATAAGTTCTGGATAACGAATACGATTAATACCCGTCTGTCGTACATACCCAATAACATTATTTGCATTTTTATAAAGTTCTGCACTAAGAATATAGGATCTATTATTTCCGTTTCCATCTGTTTCCACAAGTCCCGATTCAACTAATTTTTCAATAGTAGTACGTACCTTGTATTCATTGATATGAATCATATGTGTAAGTGATTTAAGTTGTAGTCTTCTATTTGATTTTAAAGCATTTAATATCAGTAAAGCATTTATAGATAATGGCCTTCCAATTTTACTTTGTTCTTCTGCAACCATTTTAATGAATGCCTTATCTGGTAAGCTTTTTGGAATAAACAGATTTACAGTGTTTGAATTGGATTCTGAATAATCAGGTAATGACTTTCCATAGGAAAGAGATCCTTCAAAAATACGATCAATCCCTCTTCCAGTACGTTCTGCAAGACCAATACGTTTTAATGCATCAGCAAGTGCAGGATTTCTTCCGTGCGGTTCTGCTGTCAATAGATTTTCAATTGTTACGCCTTCAATAAATCCACCTGGATTACTTATTGTTAAGCCATCATCATCCAGTGCAACGCGAATACGTCCCAATATTGTGTAGTCTCGATGGCAAAAGGCATTTACAAGTGCTTCACGAAACGCTCTTTTATCAAAATCTGGAATAGAGATACGAAATAATCCTTCCTCCATTTCTTCTGTGTGATTTCTGGCATCCATATAAGATTCTATTTTTTCGAATGCTGTTAGCATAGGTAACATAAACGATTCATTTACAACTACATCTGTGCCTTGTAATTCTTGAAATGTTGCTTCAGCAGTCGGAACAAGCATTGAGAGTCGTTCTCTACGACCAATCAATAACATACCACAATATGTAGGAACAAAAACACCATTTTGTTCTATTGCCAAACGAAGTGCAAGATCTAATTCTGTATCATCAAGATCAAGTAAAGTTTTTTCACCATGATAATTTTGTATGATGCTACGAAGGTGCTCTCGTTCTACTGGATCTAAATCTGAATATACAGCTTCTGGAACAGGTTGTGCGGAATAATCCAGCATACGCAATGAAGAAAGTCGTGAATTCATTTCATATGGGTACATAGGTATGTTTTCTGGTTCTCCATCCAACTTAATTCGTCTTCTCAAAACTTTTCCATTTGAAGCAGCAACAATAGCAGAATATTTTGGTACTGTTATAATCAAATATTTTATGTTATTTGTATCAATAAGTTCAGTATGAACAGCAACAGGTGGAATTGTTTTATTTGCAATAAATGCTGCCAATTTTGAAGGGTCTTTGTGAGATGGATGTAATCCTGTAATGTCACCATTATCTTCTACGCCAAGGAAAAATCTGCCACCATTAGTATTTGCAAAAGCAACTACACTTTCAATTATCACGTCATCTGATAATTTTTTTAAATCGCTTTTAAATTCAATGGTTATATTTTCTCGGAATCCAATGTTCATTTCAACACTCCTTTTACGCTCGGTGAGCGTTAATACATATTTATTATAGCACAAACGAGCGTTAAAAGCAAGCGTTAAAATAAAAAAATTGTTTTTCAATGAAAAAAAGTGCGAATTTTCGGAACATTTATAAGTGTCTGGTTTAACGCTCGTTAACACTCGATACGAGCGTTAAACCGAGCGTTAAACTGATTTTTTGTAGTTTTAGTGACATATAACACATGCAAAAAATCCCACCGGAGCAGGTGCATCAACCGCTTCGATGGGGTTTTTTTATTTAATACCTTATACAAATACATTTTGATTTTCACCAATAGAACTAAATAAAATTGGTTTAATAGCATAGCTTTCAAATGCAACAATATCTTTTTCATTTATTTTGTTTTCATCGTTTATAATTGTTATTAAAGTACTGCTATCTTCTCTAGCATCCATCGTATCAAGCCAATTAAAGATTGTAGCATCTCTAATTGATTTGTTTAAATGATTGATAACTCTACAAAAACGGTCTGTTGGATTGGCTTTATTTCGTTGAAAATGAAAATCGTATGTGTATATATTTTTCGTTTTTCCAATTATTGAAAAATCTCTGGTATAATATATTTCATGTTTATCGAAAAATGTAGTAACATCTTCCAAAAACAAACTTTTTACATTGCTTTTTCGTAGTTCAAACATATTATCAATCAGCAACATTGCTTGAACCATCATATGCTTTTTTTTCGGAAAATCTTTAATTTTAGAAACGGCTGTAATCGCTTCTCCATCCAGTGTAAGTCCATAATTATGAATTGTTCTTTCTAAAATTCGCTGTTTTGTAGAATTTTTCTTGAATTGCATGCCACATGCGATAAGATTTCCAATAATATAACCGTCATCTGTGAAAAATACATCATTTTCATCAACTTGCTTTACATAAATCTGGAGATAATCGTTAAAGCGGTCTAAATATGGAGTTGTTATTTCATAGTATTCACCGATTTTTTCAAAAGAGATACTTTTGTTAAGCCAATCGGTATAGGAATCTATCATTTTCTTAATATCCATGCTATCAACTCCTTTTTCTGCTTTTTAAAATCCTTTAAGTGATGTTACTTGGGCAATCGTTGGAGGATCTACAATGTGAAATCGTTCAAAAAAGTCCATACAAAGCTCAAGTAAATTTTTGTTGGAAACATCAAACGGAATTGCTTCTGTACCATATTCAGCAGAATAGATATGTAGATGTGCCCCTTTTATGTGCGTATCTGTCTTTTCATCATAATGAACTAGGTTTTTTCCAACATCTAAGCGAAGTAGTACAATTCCTTCTGGCAACCGACCTAAATAAGTACAATTATCAGCATTAATGCCTTTTCTTTGAACATTAACAACAAAAGACTGATCATCATCAGAAACAACTTCAAATTCAAATCTACCTTTTCCGTTTGGGATATAATACGTTTGGTTTATTACTTTTCTTTTCAATAAGTTTATTAGCTCTATTGCTTCTTCCGTGCTTAAAGCAGATTTCTTTGTCATATTTATCCCTTTCTATAATTATACCACATTTTTTGCACCTATGCAATCTTTTTTTCAGCAGTTCTTACTTTGCCATCTCCATAATCGCATTCATAATCTTCATTTATTAGCATATATATTTAATAAATACTAATCCTTATTTCGTTTTTCAAATCGAGATTGAATTCAATTATTTTTTCATTATGAGTTGACATGGATAATTAAAAATGCTATAATGAAAATAGAGGATCTCGTTTTTGTCTGCATGGAGGAAATAAAAATGAATGAAAATGAAGCACTTACATTATTGAAAAAAATTTTAGATATGACTAATAGAAATGCTTTAGAATGGAATGCCGATGTTACTGAAAATGGAAATATTAAATATTTTTCTAAAATTCCAAATACTGAATTTCAAATTATTATATTTGAGATAAATGTAACTCCAAAAGTTTTTATTTTAAATAGCAACTATGCATTACAGGTAAATTTAAAATCTTTTGAAAATACACCACTCAGTAAAGCTGAAAAAATTACTATTTCTATTATTACCATTGTAAAAAGTCAGATCCATTCTTATATAAGAAAAAAGTTAAAAGCTGAATTTATCTAAAAACTGAAATAAATCAGAAACATCTACACAGTATTCGCCTTCTTTTGATTTCCAATACTCTATAACATTTTTCCTTAATTCAAATATATGTTCAGTAAGATATTGTGGTATCTCACAAACTCCTGCATTTTTATGAAATACACCCAACAGTTCTATTTTGTCAGAATATTTAGAATGATAACTTAGCAAAATTAAATAAGCTTCTTCTTTTTTCACAAAAAAAGATTCGAATTCAGTTAATCCATTTTCATATGCTTTCATGATATATTCGTTCAGATAGATGCTATCATCATAATACTTATTGTATTCTGAGATAGGTCTCCAATTAAGTTTTCTATTTTTTGTGTTCTCATTTATTTTTTTAAGATAACCTTCAATTCTATCTGATATCATATATATTTCCTTTCATTTCTAACAACGAGATCATTTCTCCTAATTTCGTAGTTAATTCACTTAGATTCTCTTTGGTTATATTTCTTGCTTTCTTATAAATCTTTTGACATTTTTTTATAGATGAGATATCCTTTTTGCTCCATTCACCGTTCTTACCGCCAGTTTCAGCATAATCTTTCATTTTACATAAAGATTTCATGATAGTTGCATAAATATTGGTATTGTTGATGTCGCCTGATGACATTTGAGAAAAACAAATATTAAGGTTCTTTTGTAATCCATCATAATCTAATTTAAATCCCTTATCTATCTTTTCTTTCTGTATAGATCTTTCTATATTAGTTGCTTTTATCATTGTAATAAAACTAATGATAATTCCACCAACTCCACTGATAATGCCAACAATCCAAGATGTGATCTCAACAATATTTAAAACCGTCACATTTTATCTCCTTATTTTCTGCATTGAAACAGTTGCTCTGTTTTGATGCAGATTTTTTTATTTTTCCTCTTCCAATTCATCATAAATCATAGATATGATTTTTACACGTTTTTTCAGCGACAGGCTTTTTATCAGGTCTAAAAGTTCTGTATCTTCTTTCTGCTGGTTGGAAATTGTGATATTTGTATTTCCACCAGCGACAGCAACACCGCCATCTCCATAATCACATTCATATCTTCATTAAAAATCCCACCAGAGCAGGTGCATCAATCGCTTCGGTGGTTTTTTTTCATTCTAAGAGAGAAGTACAGCTCCTATTTTATCGGTAAACTTATTTTGTATCAAAAGAACTAAATCATAAATAGAACCTAATCCAAATATGCCAAAAGTTAATAAATATAAGATACCTGTTTTCTTTTTTCCAACATAAAATCGATGTAAGCCGGCGATTCCAATAGCATTTAACAGCAACAAGAAAATGGCAACATATTTATTTTTGCTGCTTGCACGAGAGACTGAAGTTGTTTTGATTCTTGGAGTTGATGGATTTTCGGTTCTATTTGTTTGAGTTTTTCCTTCAAGTTTTTCGGCTTCTTCTCTGATGCCTTGACGTAGTTCTTCACTTTGTTGATTTAATTTTTCAACTTCTCTATCAAGTTCCTCTATACTCATGTTGGAATATTTTGGTTTTATTTTTGCCTTTTTTGGGACTCTATCATCTATGTATCGATCAGCTCGAATTTGAAAAGTTCTTCCACAATTTTTGCAAATAAATCTTGGATCTCCATACGCACTATATCCATGATGATTAACATGGTCTGATCCGCATCTGTAACATACCATTGACGACATAAATAACACACCTTTCTTATTCTTCCTGATATTTTTCTTCCAACAAATCTATAATATCTGCAATTGCTCGAAGCTGTTTGGAACGGGGCATTTTTTCCAACAGTACTTCGATTTCCTTGCAGTTGTTTTCTTTTTCAGCAGTCTGCCGGATAGTGACAGAGCCACGATTTTTAATCGCTTGGATGCCGTTATTATCTCCGCCTATGTAAGATTCGGACAAAACTGTTGAGTTATCTGTTCTGCCAAGTAAGTAATCAACAGAAACGTTAAAATAATCAGCTATTTTCATTAAAACTGAAGAATTAACAGTAGCACCATTCTGCCATTTTTGTTTATTACTTGCACTCATTTTTAGTTCTGCAAGCAAACCACTTACAGTAATTCCATTGATTTTGCATAGTTCTGATAAGTTGTCATAAAAGCACAAAATAATACCCCCATTTTTGTGTAAAAAGATGAAAATCACACCATAGTGTAATTTTTGGTTGACAATCACACTATGGTGTGATATAATAAAACCACGGTCGAGATAAAGCACGCTATACCAAATAAAAAAAAGAACGTTTCCGGTTGATTTTCATGAGCAAACGGGAAATAAAGCGATTTTCAAGCGTGCTTTACTTTATTGTATCATGTTCCATTTTATTTGTCAATAGAAAGCATATTATTTGCAGAAATTCTTTGACGATGGAAAATGAAATGTTTAACAAAATCAGTCGAGGACAGGTAGCGGAAAACCCAAACGCTCGACTGAAATTAAAAGAAGGTGGTGAAATAATGAAAAACGATGAAAAAAAGGACACCCTGTATCTGTGCGACCCACAGAAAAACACAGAGTGCCCAAAAGGAAATTGTCAGATTCCTGACGGCTGTTTTCTTACGATAAAGAAAGAATTTGCCGTAACTGATAAAAATGGGAAGCCTATAATTGGGATTGAATTACATCAAGAGCAATCTTCCCAGCAATAGACATCAACGAATTGAGCGATGTGCATCCTAATTTTTTTGCAATTGATTTTGTTTTACTCCAGATACTATTGCTTCTAACATTGTCAAGAAACTGATGCCCATCGTAGGTTAAGCTGGAATAAATGCACATGTAAATGCTATTATCTGCATTCATTATTTGTGCATTTATCAATCCACCTTGTTCTGCTTTTAAAGTTGTATATGCGATTACATTTTTTGGAAAGTCCGGCAGTGCTTTTTCCATATCATCGAGTGTCATAGATTGGTAGTTTAGATTCTCATCGATATTTTCAAATTCTTCGAGTTCTAACAACAATGACCGTAAGCAATCGTAGTTTAACTTCATATCATTCACCCCCTTTCCAGTCAATTTTATCACAATTTGACAGGAAATACAACACCTGCTGACCTACCGGCAATACGGGGACGATGTGGCAGCATCGTGGGCATTACCTCCAAGCTTTGCCTTTATACTAACAACGCCCGTCGGGAGCGTATCCCGACCCACTGCCCGTAAGGGCAATAAAAAATAGAAAGGATGATTGGATGCTGATTGCAGAAAGTTTTAAGAAGACCCGAATCCGGCATGAACTGACACAGGTACAGCTTGCAAAGGCTCTGGGAATTTCGGACAAGATGGTTAGCCAAATCGAAAATGGCTTTCGCCCACCGTCCGCAGAGATTTTGCGAAACATGGCAGAGCAGCTGGGTTGTTCCGCTGATGAAATCCTTGGCGTAGAAAAGAAAGGAGAAGATACAAATGAATGAAATTCAGGTATGGAACTATGAGAGTTCCGAAGTTCGGACAGTACAGGTGAACGGCGAACCGTGGTTCGTGCTGTCTGATGTGTGCAAAGTGCTGGAATTGTCAACGCCAGCCAGAGTTGCAGAAAGGCTGGAAAAAGATGAGGTGAGTCAGACTCACACCATCGACAGAATGGGGAGAGAGCAAAAAACAACCATCATCAATGAATCCGGTTTATACACCGTGATTCTCCGGAGCGACAAACCGCAGGCAAAACCATTTCGGAAATGGGTGACATCAGAAGTGCTTCCATCCATCCGCAAACATGGCAGCTATTCCGTGCAGTCGCAGTTTGCGGATCTGTCCCCACAGCTGCAAGTCTTAATCCAAATGGAAACCCGTCAGAAACAGATAGAAGCCCGTCAGGCAGAGCAGGCAACTGCACTCGCAGGACTGGAACAGAAGTTGCAGAATACCTGCGAGGTCATCGCTCTGGACAAGACCGCATGGAGAAAAGACAGCGAACACCTGATTAACAAGATTGCACGGGCAACCGGAGAGGGTTATGGCGGTATTCGGTTAGTTTACGAGGAAATCTATCGTTCCATCGAATCCAGAGCAGACGTTTCCTTGAATACCCGTCTGACCAACAAGCGGAATCGGATGGCTGGCGAGGGCGTTTGCAAATCGAAACGGGACAAGCTGACACGGGTTGACATCATCGCAGAGGACAAGAAGCTGATTGAAATCTATGTGGCAATCGTCAAGGAACTGGCTGTGAAATACGGCGTTTGTGCGTGAGAGGGAGAGGAGAAATGAAAGATGGCACGAAAACCAGATCCGAAACCACGGGAATTACCGATGGACATCGTAGCCGGAAACATTGCCGGACTGATGCAGCGGCGGAGAATCACACCGCTGGAAATCTGTAAGCTGCTGGGATATGCACAGACAAGAACATGGAACACACGCATGAGCGACCCGTCCTCGTTTACGGGGGCGGATCTGAATATGATATGTTCATTTTTCGGCGTGACGTTGGAGCAGCTTGCACATGACAGTATGGAAACGGCGGTGAGATGATGGGAAAACGGTACTACTGGCTGAAACTTCCAGAAGACTTTTTCGGAGATAAAGCCATTAAACGGCTGCGAAAGATTGCTGGCGGTGATACATACGTTATCATTTATCTGAAAATGATGCTCCGCAGCCTGAAAGATGATGGGTATTTGTACTATGACGGCTTGGAGGAAGACTTTCCGGCAGAACTTGCCCTTGATTTGGACGAGGAAGAGGACAATGTACAAGTAACGCTGAACTTCTTACTGCAACACGGAAAGCTGGAGATCCGCAGCGAGCAGGAATACTTCATGCCGGATATGAACATTGGTTCTGAAACGGCAGCAGCAGAACGAAAACGTGCAGAACGGGAGAGAAAACGACAGCAATCGTTACAGAGTAATGAGCCTGAAACGTCAGGGTGTGACAATGTCACAGGGGTGTCACAAATGTGTCACGGAGAGATAGATATAGATAGAGAGATAGAGAAAGATATCTATCTATCTATCTTAGATGGCGAATCAAAAGAAAATCTTTCAACTTTTCAACAATCAGCACAACCACCAACGCTATTAGAGGTCAAACAGTATGCAGAGCAGAAAGGCATCCATACAGATGTGCAAAAGTTTTACAGCTATTACAGCGAACGTGGATGGAAAACCAAGAACGGTCAGCCGATTACAAACTGGAAAGGCACACTGGCTTATTGGGGCAAGACAGACGGAACTTGTCAGGGCAAGCGAAAGCCGGAAACCTATGTTTCAGAGAATGCAGCAGCCTATGAGAGTCTAATCTATAACCTACAGGAGAATGACAGCAGTGATAAGGCATAAAAAAGAGCCCTGTTGCTGAGAGGGTGCAACAGGGCATCAAAAGGAGAAATAAAATTGGATTAAACAAACCATGCCGAAAGGGATCGACAAGAATATCATACTCCTTTTCGGGTTCGGTGTCAAGCAAAAAGGAGGAAAAGTTTGTGGAAGGAGAAGACATTTTTGCAGTGGTCTGTGTGCTGGGAATGTTCGGAGCGGCTGCATATCATATTGCAATGCAAATCAAGAACGGCTTGCAAGAGCGGCACAGAGAACCGCCGAAGCCAACACCGGCGGAGCAGAGCGAAGAAATCTATGGATTTAACTTTTACGATGTGTCCCACGGAATTGACAGCACGGTAACGATTCGGGAGCATCTCGAGACGCTCCAGCGGCTGCAAACCAAGATTGATTTGAGCCGGGAGAATCTGTGTGGAAATTATCGGGTGGTACAGATCCAGTGGCACGATGATGTGCAGAACAGGTATCTGACCTATGATTTTCCTGTATCGTACGGAGAGAATGCAGCTCTTTTAGAGCAGTTAGTCTGTGCGGAAAAGCAGCGGTTGACCACTTCCCTGTTCAGCGAGATTCAGAAAATGAGCCAATACGGTGAAGTCAAAACCGTGGACAAAACCGAGAGGGGAGCAGGGGAGAGGGGAGAAAAAAAGCGTGAGTGAGATCAAGTTTTGCAAGGATTGCGGATGCGTCCTTGGGACACGGGAAACGCTGGGGCGGCAACGGTTTAACAGCCTGAAACGCTGTCCGGAATGCCAGTCCATACACCGGAAATTGCAGAAAGCAGACTACCAGAGGGAATATCGAGGAGATGCCAGAACCGTCCGCCGGAAGCAAAAAGAAGAAATCGTCAGGCTGTCGAGAATATCGGATCTGCAAGCGGAAATCATATCTCGACTGCGAGAAGAACTAAAAGATATGGAAAGGAAGAACCAAACATGAATGCATATGCACGATTGACGGCATTGGAAAATGCAATCAAATCCAGAATTCTGCTGTACAGTGAACAGCTGTTCGCTGACATGACAGAGGATTCTATGTTCCTGAACGAACTCTATTACCTGTTGGGGAAAAGAGAGGAACTCTTTCAGGAACTGGGCTGCTCTTATTCTACAGCAAGTCAGAAGCAGGAGGAACAGAAATGAAAAAGATTCTGAAACTGAAAGCAGTTCTGCATGAAGACCATCAAATCAGCTGCCGTGCTGCGTTTAGGGGTGC